CGCCATGCCTGCGGCTGCTGGTCGCGCAGGGCATCCAGCAAGGAATGCGGAACGAAGCGCTTTTCAACCTTGGCGTCTATTGTCGCCTGTCCAGCCCGGATGACTGGGAGGATCGGCTAGAGGAGATCAACCATCGGCTTGTTGATCCGCCGCTCAAGTCGCGAGAGATGCAAACGGTTATCAAGAGCCTGCAGCGAAAGGAGTACTTTTACCGCTGCGAGGAGCCGCCCTTGCGCCCGTTATGCAATAAGGCGGCATGTAAGAAATGCGAGTTTGGCGTTGGCGGCGGTGCGCAAGTTGATATTGAGATCACCGCACTGGTGCGTGTGGACACAAAACCGCCGATATGGTTTGCGGAGGTGGATGGCGAGAGGATCCAGCTGACGACAGAGGAGCTTGCCAATCAAAACCGATTTGCACTCAAGTGCATGGAGCGGTTGGGCAAGTGGCCGACGCCATGCAAGCCGCTAGAGTGGAGGCGCCGGATCAACCAGCTGATGGAGTCAATGGAAATCGTCGAGGTGCCGCCGGAGAGCGGGCCAGAGGGCCAGTTTTGGGATCTGCTTTGGCAGTTTTTGGATGCGTCTGGATCACAGTGCCGGCGCAAAGAGGATCTGCTGCTGGGCAATAAGGTATGGCGCGAGGACGGTATGATCTGGTTCCGGTCGCTGGGCCTGATCGACTGGCTCAAGCAGCACCGTTTCAACGAGCTGACACAGAGCAAGATATGGGCATTGCTGCGTGGCGATGACCGCGTTGAGCACAAGACAATGCGCATAGCAGGGCGCACGATACAGGTATGGGGGTTGCCAGATGATAAGGGTAAGGATTGACCATATTGTGCCATCATTGGCGCAGGCGCGTAGGGTTGCCGAGGCGCGGATGGAGCGCGTCGGTGACAGCCGGTGGCGCGTGTCATTGATGGACAAGGACGGTGGTCGCTGGAGCACGTATGTCGATTTTGATGGGCCGGCCAACCCGTGGCGCCTGTTGCAGGCAGCACTAGACCGGCTGCCGGACCAAGAGGAGTGCGCATGGTGCGGACGCCTATACACGCGCCTGCTCCGCGATGGCGTATGCGGTGCATGCCTGTCCATGTATCATGCGCGTGGGAGTGTGCGTGATGATCAATGCTGATACTCGGTACGCGCGGGATTTTGTCGAGGCGCTGGATAATCCGCCGGCGCCGCCTGATGCGCTAGTAAGACTATTGAGGGGTGATGGTTGTGGCGACGCAATGACTGTTAAACTTTGCGAGTGCGGCTGTGGGCAACCTGCGCCTATCGCAAAGCGCACGCGGTCGTCTAGAGGACAAAAGAAGGGCGAGCCGTTGCGCTTTATCAATGGCCACAATACGCGGCTGTTATCAAGCGAGGAGCAGGCAAGGCGCGGCCGGATGAACACCGGCGACAAACTGCGCGGTAAAGGAACGGGAAAGTCATACCGTAAATACCGCGGAAGGCATGTGCATCGTTTGAAAGCAGCGGCTGCACTCGGAAGGCCGCTGAAATCGAACGAAGTCGTGCATCATATCAATGGAGACAAGACGGACAATAGGAATTGCAACCTGTTGATCTGCACGCAAAGCTACCATGTTTTGCTGCATGCAAAAATGAAGCGAAAGGAGGGATAGGGCCATGCAGATAATCAAACTGTATGGCCCTCCGTGACCGGGTACGGGCAAGACAACAAGCCTGATGCGCTGCGTCGAGATGGAGCTCGATGACGGTGTTCCGCCGGAGCGCATCGGGTACGTTGCATTTACGCGCAAGGCAGCGGCGGAGGCTGTATCGAGGCTGCCAGTATCGCCTGACGAGATGCCCTGGTGCCGCACGCTGCACTCGCTCGCTTTCCGCTGGCACGGCCTATCGCGTAACGACATCATGACACCGGAGCATTACCGCGAGTTCGGGCGGCAGTATGGGTACCATTTTACGGGCAAAAAGGACGATACGACTGGCCTATTCGAGCCGCGCGGCGACAATGCCATGCTCAATGCTGTGGACTTGGCGCGCCAGCGCCTGACGTCCGTGGCCGAGGAGGCGGCAAGGTTGGGCATCGAGCAGCCCGTCTGGGCTGTCGAGCGGTTGGCGGCAGATCTGCAGGCATACAAAGAGCGGGAGATGCTGTGGGACTATACCGACATGCTTGAGCGTCTCGAGGATGGCCCGGAGTTGGATGTGCTGATCGTTGACGAGGCCCAGGATCTGACACCACTGCAGTGGCGCGTGGTGCGTATCCTGATGCGTCCGTGCAAGCATGTATATATAGCGGGTGACGATGACCAGGCTATTTATGAGTGGGCCGGTGCCGATGTTGGCGAGTTTCTCCGTTTTCCTGGCCAGGAGATGGTGCTGGGCAAGAGTCACCGTATCCCTAAGGCCGTGCAGGACATCGCGCAGCGCATCGTCGACGGGATCCAGCAGAGGATGCCCAAGCGTTGGCGTCCGCGCGAGGACGATGGTTTTGTTGAGCTGGGCTGCCATCTTGACAATATCGATCCGTCATCTGGCACCTGGATGTTTTTGGCCAGGACGCACCGGCAGGCTGCCGTGCTAGGTCGTCATCTGCGCAACGTCGGGCGGCTGTATCGCACTGCCGACGGGCAATCGGTCAAGCCTGAGCACATGGCGGCCATCCGTACATGGGAGGCGCTGCGCAAGGGCAAGCGGCTGCCGGTCAGCAATGTCCGGTTGGTATATGACCTGATGCCGTCTGGCGTTGGTTATGATCGCGGCATGCGCTCGGCACTCGACCAGCTGCCGGATGATGCGGAGCTTGGCATCGAGGATCTGCGCGAGCGTTTTGGCCTGCGTGCATCCGGCGTATGGTATGAGGAGCTGACGCGGCTGGGACGCGATGCGACTGAATATATCCGGGACTGCCTGGCCAACGGCGAGCGGGAGCCGCGCTGCTATGTCGGCACGATCCACTCGGTCAAAGGTGGCGAGGCGGATTACGTCGTGCTATGTCCGGATGTCCCAGCACGCGCAGAGCTGCACACCGATGCCGAGCGCCGCGTCTGGTACGTAGCAATGACGCGGGCGCGGAAGGGCGTCTACGTCCTGCGGCCGCTGCGCAGTCAAAACGTGTCGCTGCTATTTTAATGTTGCATTCATGTTTCTTTAATGTTCGACCGATAGCATGGGCGCAAAGGAGGGCGCATGAAACTATTCGAGACACAAATCCCCGACACCGGCTGGATGGCGCCGGCAGAGCTGCCACGGCTGGATGCGGCAAAGGCCATCTGCATTGATGTCGAGAGCCGCGACCCGCACATCATGGAGCGCGGGCCGGGGTGGGCGACCGGCGATGGCCATATCGTCGGCATCGCCGTTGGCACTGATGACGGGCGCCGCTGGTATCTGCCAATGCAGCATGAGGTTGGCGGTGGGTGCCTGGATGCAGGCGTCGTGCTGCGCTGGGCACGTGATGAGCTGACCCGTCCAGGGCAGGTCAAAGTGGGCGCTAACCTGATGTACGACCTTGGCTGGTTGGCGGCCGAGGGCGTGCATGTGCCGGGGCCATATTACGATGTCCAGTGGGCCGAGGCCCTGCTCGACGAGCACCGCGACAGCTACAGCCTGGACGCCATTGCCCAGGACTACGGGCTGGGCGGCAAGACAAGCGACGAGCTGTATCGTTGGTGCGCGGATGCCTATGGCGGGCGCGTCAATGGCAAGCAGAGGGCCAATATCTACAGGGCGCCGGCATGCCTGGTCGGCCCGTATGCAGAGGGAGACGTGGATCTGCCGCTGCGCATCCGGGAGCTGCAGCTACCAAAGCTTGAGCAGGCGGACCTGATGGACCTGTGCGACCTGGAGCACCGTCTGATCCCGTTGTTGCTGGCCATGCGGTTCAGGGGCGTGCGCATACGGGACGATTGGGAGCGCATCCGCGACGAGCTGCGATCGCGCATTGTCGTGCCGGATGGCGTTGAGATATGGGCGGCAGCATCACTTGCGGATTATTGCAGGGCGCGGGGCATTGAGTACCAGTTGACAGCAACGGGCAAGCCTAGCTTCACGAAGGACTGGCTAGAGGCCAACCTTCCAGAGATTGCGCGGGCGCGGAAGCTGGACAAGGCTGCCGGAACGTTCTTCGACGGATACATGGGGAAGGCGGTAAACGGCCGCATACATTGTGAGTTCCACCCGTTGCGTTCGGATCGCGGTGGTACGGTGTCTGGGCGGTTTTCGTCGTCCAACCCCAACCTGCAGAATCTGCCAAGCCGCGACCCAGAGCTGGGGCCGCTGATCCGTGGGCTGTTTGTCCCGGACGAAGGGTGCCTGTGGGCCAAGCTTGATTATTCGCAGATCGAGTACCGGATGTTGGCCCATTATGCACGCGGACGCGGCGCAGATGATGTGCGGGATGCATACCAGCGCAACCCGCTGACGGATTTCCATTCAAAGGTGTCAGAGATGTCTGGCCTGGAGCGTAAATCGGCAAAAGGTCTAAACTTTTCGTTGGTTTACGGAGCCGGGCTTGCGTCTACAGCGCAAACGCTGGGCGTGTCCATTGAGGAGGCGGAGGCATTTCGGCAGACGTTCTTTGATGAGGCACCGTTTATCAAATTCACGTTCGATTGGGTGGCGCGCGTAGCATCGCGCAGGGGGTACATTCGCAGCATCGGTGGCCGACATCACCGTTTCCCGTTTTGGGAGCCTGTCGGGCGTAACAACGCCGGCTATCTGCCACGTGAGGAGGCCATTGCAAAGTGGGGCCGGCGCATCCGCCGTGCGCGCACGCACAAGGCACTCAATTCGCTGCTGCAAGGTTCTGCTGCCGACATCATGAAGATGGCCATGGTGCAGATATGGGAGAGCGGCGTTTGCGATGTGCTCGGCGCCCCGGCCATAACAGTGCATGACGAGCTGGATTTCAGTATGCCCGACACGCCGGAGGGCAGGGAGGCTATCAAGGAGGTCAAGAGAATCATGGAGACATGCGTTGAGCTGCGCGTGCCGCTGGTCGCGGACGTTGAGATCGGGCCCAACTGGGCTGATGTTGAGGAGGTGGAGCTGTGAAACATGACCCGGTAAATCATCCTAGACACTACACGCAAGGCCGCATCGAGGTCATCGAGTATATCGAGGACCAAGGCATGGGATACCATGCTGGCAATATTATCAAGTATGTTAGCCGCTATCGCTATAAGAATGGCGTGCAAGATCTAAAGAAGGCACGCTGGTATTTGGACAGACTGATTCAGCTAGAAGAAGCTGGCAAAGATGACACTGTAGATATTCCTGAACGCAAAGTCACTGTTTATCAGGTGAAGGATAGGTCGGAAGAGTTCAAACTAGATAAAAGCAAGCCACTCTCTCCAGACAATTGCCGTAATAGAGGGAGTATTTGCTACTCCTGTGGTTACAAGTATAAGTGTTATGACTTAGATGTTGTGAGTTGAGGAGGATGACAATGCTACAGATCAAGATTTGCAGGGGTTGTTTGTCGAGGCGGACAAGCTGGACGATACGGCACGTGGCGCCGGTGGGTTTGGCAGCACGGGATTTTAATGTTGCGTTAATCTTACTTTAATGTTCGGCGCGTATCGTTTGCCATGTCGGGCGAGGGTACCCGGCAAAGCAAAAGACCCAAGGAGGAGAGCGATGAACCAAGACGCACTAATCAAAGAGGCTATGCATTTCTTGGCGGCAAAATTGGCCGCAGACAGGAAAGAGGAAGGGATCGTTGCCAGTCGCGAAGACGTCGCTGCAGCAGTTGAAGCGAATTGGCCAAAGATCGCAGAAAACATCGCAAAGCTGGTAGCGGCTGCAGAGGGGGTGGCGTGATGACAACGATGTCAATCAACGCAGTCAGGCAGATACAAGCACGCGGAGCGTTTTGCAGGGCAAACGATGGACATATCCTGCGCTATCGTTGGGCAACATGGCACCGCGCAAACTGCCATGCGTTGCGCGGCATTTCTACGCTGCGCGCGGTGGAGGTCAGCGATGACTGAGCGTGAAGCACGCGCGGTGGCCGAGTACCTCGGCCCCGTACTACCGAGACTGCTACACTGGACACGGCCGCTGGAGATGCTGTATGTCCTGCGGTTGCATGGATACAATGTACCGCATCTGGTGCGGCTGGCAAAGTTGAAAAAAGGACGCGGAAAATGATCTACATTGAACGACTTGCAGAGCGAGAACCTGATACTTTGCGCGATATTATCCGCGATTCGGATTTTGGCGTGGATATTGTAAAAATGGCGATGTCTCGCCCATATAACGAGTGGGGCGATGCACTGGCAGACATGCTCGCGGATCTGGATGGCGAGTGCCAGGATGTGCTTGATGAGCTGACGCTGTGTCCGCACTGCGGTGGCAGCGGTGGCGGGTACATGGGCGAGGTAACGCCGGACAGCTGGTGCCCGCACTGTCGTGGGACGGGCAAGCGGAGGTGAGCCATGGACGGCGTCCATGTGCTACCCAACCAACGTGCCCGTTGCCCAGTCTGCCGACAGTATGTACCGCGGGCCGTGTGCCTGGACAATGGCTGGCTGCTCGCAGCGTGCGATGACTGCGGCACGCTGCCGATCGATGGCGTCGAGCAGATCGAGTGCCCAGTCACTGAGGCCATGATCCGGGAGCTGGAAGTCCTGGACAACCCAGAGCGGCCAGCGCTTGTCAAAGAGCGTGCGACGCTCGAAGACATTCTTGCATTCAGGCAGGCGCTGGCTATTGCTCGCGAGTACGCAGGCACATATGCGGCAATTGCACGTGATATGTGTGTGACACCAGAGGCATTGACCAATCTGCTCGGCGCAGTGCGCAATGGTGGCCCAGGCTGCACATCTGCTGATCGCGTGCGCAAATGGACACACATGCTCGATGAGTATATCAAGTGCAAGGAGTATGGGCTCGAATATCAGGAGGCGCAGGATGGATGATATGATTGCCGTGTGGCCGGACGGCACTTGGTGCTGGTTGGAAATCCGACGATGTTTTCTGGCATCGCATGGTGCGAGAAATCGAGCGCCAAGCGCTAGAAGAGGCGAAGGCGAAAGAATGGGGGTTTTATGATGCCGGATATGACAATGAATGCTTTGATCAGCAAAGCACGAAAGCTGGCGGCGCGGGCCAATGGTATCCCGCAGGGGTGGCGGTTCACTGCAATCGGATGCCTGGACATGGGGAGGCGAGACCTGTTGATCCCGTCGCCTAACCTGGTTGGCGACCGTATCAGTGTGACAATCCCAGTGGATCAGGACACAAGCCGGGCCGCAATATTTCGGTCGATGTCACTGGCTGCAGCAGCACCGGAGATGGCCGATCTGCTGCGGCAAATGGCAGATGCATTGGAGCGGAAGGCCGAAGATAGCGCGGAGGATACGCTCGGCAGGGCGAGGAGTGCCGGTATTTTTGGGAGTTAATCCAATCTTAATGTTTCTTTAATGTTGCGCCATTAGAATGGCGCTTGTCGGGAGAGCCCAGCCCGGCGATAAAGAAAACAAGGAGGAAGAGAAATGATTAAGTTAGTACCTTTTGACGACCTTTCAGGTCGCCATTTCATTAACAACTGCGCAGGGCTATCCCTGCGCCCAGAAGAGATCCGGGCCGGGTACACAGAAGCGTACCCGGACAAGGCGTGCTTTGTAAACCCAGAGCAGCGCGCCGATGATGGCACGCTGTATCGTGTCTGCCTGTATCCGGCAGACGTGGCATTCGATGCCGAGGACCACCCAGAACTGTGGGGGCAGGTGGAGGAAATCCGCCTGCCTGTCATCTATGAGGAGGATGCATGAAGCCGGAAGAACTAATCAGCATGTGCGATGCGGTCATCGCAGAAGGCGGTGACCGCATCACGCTGGTACTGCCGAAAGGCATGAGCAGCCGTATCAACGGGTTCCCGCGAGGGGAGCTGTTGTGTGAAAACCATGATGGCAGCCGGGCGTTCTCATACGATGCGCGCCGGGTAAAGGCCGCAGTAGAGAATGCGCTAGAGGAGGCGCAGGATGGATGAGATGATTAAACATATTGATTTATGGCAGGGTAACTATCATGGTGTGCCGTTCGAGATTCGTCGATGGGACGATGCCTTTCGCAGCGAACCTTGCTGGACGTTTTACATCATCGTCAGGAAAGAAATGTTTTCCGACGACGTCTGGGAAGATATCTGCCCGATCAAGAAGAAGGTCGATTTTTGGCGTGGGTGGATGTACGATACGGACGAAAACCCGCTTGCACAGCTTCCATTTCATGGCGGTTGCACATTCTTCGAACGCATCTGCGAGGACGAAGTGTACAAGATCGGATGCGATTATCTGCACTACTATGACGAAGGAATGCATTATGAACTTGACGACATCGTGCCAGATGTGAAGAAGGTGATTGATGCTCTGTGTGCTCGGTATATCGATTAGGGCAAAAAGACTGTGGGAGAAGGACGGTAGGAAGTGGAGGAAGATAGTATGAAGTACGATCCATTAGGAGACGGGATCAGCAGCGTGGAGCTGCTAGGCCACATGGGCGATTGCATCACGGTCGTGAACGCCGCCCGTGTGAGCATGGCCAAGGAAAGCGCTTGGGAGGATGACGGCTGCGAGTGCTTTGCGCACGGCCCTGATGAGTGCGTGTGCGGTGCGTGGCACGGCGAAAAGCGGCAGATGTCCGAGCGCGACCAGCGCCTGCTGCGTTATCTGGCTCGGCATGGGCATTGGACACCGTTTGCCCATCCGCAGGTCCAGCTGCGGATCAAAATGCCGATTTTCGTCGCGCGCCAATGGTACAAGCACCAGATCGGCTTTTCCCGCAATGAAGTGTCCAGGCGCTATGTCGACGATCCGCCGGAGTTCTATGTGCCGACGAAGTGGCGCAAACGGGCCGAGAACGTGAAGCAGGGAAGTGCTGATGAGGAGATCCCTGGCAGTAAGCACTACTCCAGGATGGTAAAAAGGCTGTACAAGGATGCCGCATATCGATATGAGTACATGATCGCAAACGGTATCGCGCCAGAGATGGCCCGGATGGTTTTGCCGCAAGCGATGTATACGGAATTCGTTGAAACCGGCAGCCTTGCGGCGTATGCCAGGCTATGCAAGCAGCGGATGGATGAGCATGCACAATGGGAGATCCGCCAATATGCAAATGCCGTGGATAGCATCATGCAGGCGCTGTTTCCATATGCGTGGGCGGCAGTGATGGGGGATGAGTAGATAATGAAACGTTATGTATTGGTTCCCGGTTATGTACGGTCTGATACAGACCGCGATGTCCATTACATATCTGCTGCACGATTAGCTCAACTGTATGGTGTACGATTGGATGAGTGTTACATAATGCATGGCGATGCAAGAGATTATGGTATTCCTGAAAACTTGCCTCGCCTCGTCCCGCGAAGAGATGGGTGTTATTCGGAGATGATGGGAGGTGTTCCCGGTGTGGCGATGCTATGACTGCGGTGGAGGTTGGAGCAATGAGTGAGGCAACGTTTGTCAGGGGATTGGTTCGGAGACTCCGGGAGTACGGGGCCTTCGTGCAAAGGATCGAGGATTCCATCGCGCGCGGCGTGCCTGATATTTTCGCGGTGCTGGATGGGCAGGCGTTTTGGATTGAAGCGAAATATCGGGAGCGGTGGCCAGCGAGAGCTAGCACCAAGGTCCGGGTGGGGCTGCGCCCGGAGCAGGTGATATGGCTCATGGACTGCTGGGATGCTGGAGGATGGTGTTATGTCGTGCTGCGGGTGGGCCGGAGCGAGACGCTGTGGTTCCGGGGCGCCGATGCACGGCGGATTGCCGACGGAATGACTGCCGATCGGCTGCGCAAGATCGCCATCGAGGCGCCCGAAAATCGACCCCCTATATAGGGCTTTTTGATGTGTGTTGTTGTGCTCGGAATCACGAAATCTGCTGAAACGCTGCTACAGCCTTGTTTTTACGGGGCTTTTTCCGTTTCAGGGCGTTTCAGCGTTTCAGGGAATGTGGCAAAATCGCAGTACGACGCGAGACTGAAACCGTGCATTGTGTGCAATATATCATGCGCGCGTACATAACAGCTGAAGCACAGTGATGGTTTGCCTAATAAGCCGTAGGCGGTAGAATATGGGCCAATGGCAAGGCCACCGAAGATCAAATCCCTGGACAATGAGCAGCTCGCCAAGGTTGAGGCCCTGGCGGCTGTCTTGTCGCGCAAACAGATCGCCGATTATTTCGGAATCAGCAAGCAGGCTTGGCTTGCGCTCGAGAAGCGACAGCCCGAAATTTTGGAACGCTATAAAATCGGCAAGGCCAAAACGATCAACGGCATTGCCAACAGCCTGCTGACCAAAGCCCGCAAGGGTGACATACGCGCCATGATCTTCTACCTTAAGACACAGGCAGGCTGGCGTGAGACCAGGGACATGGAAGACTTCGCAGAGGGCGACAAGGGCAAGATCCTAGAAATCAGGGTGATCGATGCAGATGAAGATCCAGCTAACTAGGCCGCAGTTCGAGTTCCTGCGCCTGTCGTGCAAGTTCCCGCTGTTCGTCGCTGGCTATGGAGCTGGCAAGACACATGCGCTAATCGTTTGCGCCATCCATGACCTGTTTTCCGCACCAGACGGCGCCAAGGTTGCTGTCTATTCCGACACATACGACCAGCTCAAGCTCAATATCATCCCGCGCATGGAAGACCTGCTCGCGGATCTTGGCATATCGTACGTGTTCAATCGCTCCGACTTCGTCATCAGCGTTGGCGACCGCAAGCTGATATTTCGCTCGATCGACAACCCGCGCCGTATCATCGGCTACGAGGTGTTTCGCAGCCATGTGGACGAGCTCGAGGCAGGTACGACAAAAGACAAGGCTGCCGATGTCTGGCGCCGTATCGTTGCGCGTAACCGGCAACGGATACCGGGCAAGGATAACCGGGTGTCGTGCTATACGACCCCTGACCAAGGTTTTGGGTTCACGTACGAGCGCTGGAGTAAGGCGCCACCGAGCGACGATTACCAGTACGTGCGCGCAAGCACTGATTCCAACCCGTTTCTCCCGGAGGACTACTACGACGCGCTTTTGGCTGACTATCCCGAAGAGCTGGCCCGCGCGTATGTATCAGGCGAGTGGTGCAACCTCACCAGCGGCAGCGTATATCCGGCTTTCAATCGCACCGATTGCTCCAGCACCCGCAAGGTCATGTCTGGCGAGCCGCTGCATATCGGCATGGACTTCAACGTCAACAACATGGCTGCCATCATTGCCGTGCGCGATGCCGAAGTGCTC